AGGAATGCCAACAGTTAAAGCAAAACTACCAACCACTGTCGTGCCATCTGATTCATAAAGAGAAACTGTTCTGGTAGAAGCTTCTGCGGTTAAATCTGAGTGTGTATTGTAAAGATAAACATCAGTTGCTTTACTAATATCACTTGGCGTTGTTGTGAGCGTTTCCGCCTCAGCAAGAATCTTAATTCTCATCTTATTTACCGTTTATTCTATATTTATTCTTCCTCCACCTTTCCACGCTTCAACATCTTTTGTAAGTCAGCAGTGCTTCCCAAAAAGATAGCGTTGTTGGTAACAGAGGTTGGACCCTTCTTAGATTCTTCTTTGTTGAGATTTTTCATCTTCTGCTGTAAGTCAATCAACTTATCAGTCATGTCTGAGACCTGCTTCATAGCGTTTACAGCAACCTCATACGCTCTAGGGTGTCCTGACTCCTGAGCGACTTCTAAGGCGCCTTCTACCGCCTCCTGACCCTTAGATATGAGTCTGTATAATTCACCTCTAGTATATTCATAATCTTTGTCTGCATCTTGATTCTCTTCAGGGGCAACAATTTCTGCCTTCTCTGCAGTAACTTCAATATCAAAAATGTCTTCCATATTATCTTCAAACTTACTCATAGAATTTCAATCCCTTCATTAAATCCAAAATCATCTCCAGGCATCAACAATGCGTCGTCTAGATTATTGACAACACCATCGTTGTTTTGATCAGTTAATGCATCTGGCTCTACTGTATATTTAATAGTCCTTCTATGCTGATCCAAATCACCAATAGATTCAAATACAGTTGCCTTGCGAATGATTTCACTATTCGTGACAGGACCGTAGAAGTATGTTTTAAGAGTAAAATCTAAAGTGTATGTAATGCTTCTGCGGCGAAGCATATCATCTTGATAGTCGTCCTCATAAGAAATGCCATTCAATACGATTGGCAAATCTTTCTTTTCATCCATTTCTGGAATGAGATTGATAGTAACAGTAAATGCTGGTTGGAAGAATGGTATAATTTGCTCAAGAATTTGTAGAGCATCGTCTTGAGTCTTGGAGATAATTGCTAATTCAAACTTGAGATTATATGGCACGGGCATATACTGCACTTTAGTTGATGTGCCAGAATCTTCTTTGAGATACTTTTGAATAGGAGATGTCTTTCTTGATGGGTCATATTGAATATCAATCATCTCAAAAGAGATGCGTGGTAAAGTAATACTTACCTTTCTTTCTGTATTTGGGTCTTGATCTAAGCGAGCAAGAAACTTACTCTTGGGACCATAAGCAAGAGGCACCTTCTGACGCTGAATCTCTGCATCAGTTTCTGGGTCTGTTTTAACAATTTCAATATTGTTAAAGACTGTGCCAAATGCCTTTACATTCTTTTTAATAATTTCGTGATAAAAATGCCTACCTAACATTAGAATGAATCCTCCATATCTCCATATTCACCGAATGGATTACCTTCACTGAAGTCAATAATCTCGTCGCCTCTATCTTCATACCATTTATTTTCGGCATTATCGTAGTTATCAATATCAAACTCTAATGTAGAGAAGTTATCGACAACCCAAGAAGCACCAGTGTCTGCTCCAACCAAAGGTAAATTTTCTCTTAATACTCCACCTTTTATATATGTCAATCTTAACTTTCTATTAAACTGATCCCAATCTGCAACAGTGCCTTCGATGGTAACAGATACTCCATCTACTGTATAGGTTTGCTCTACCTTTTCGCCCACTGCAAAACTACCAGTGCCACCAGTTTTAACATTCACTGGGAATACATGTGCCTCCTGTGCTAAGTCGTCAATCTCAGGAATACCAGTTTCAAATCTGTTGTCTCCATTTTCAAGAAGCTCGCATGTCAAACCATAAACATAATTCTTTCCTAACTGATAGAATGGCACTTCTCTTTCGACATACTTAATTTCGTAAGTATTTTTTGTCATCGGAAGATAAATTAAATCTCCTTCGTTAGGTCTATTTCTAACGAATGTAGATTCATTTAATGAAATGAAATTTGTCCATCTTCTTTTAGAAACTGCAAGAGTAATCTCGTCGGTAATCTTGAGACCAAACTTTGTCATTCCTAAAGCACTTACTCCACCAAATCCTTCAACGCTGATATACATCATCTCAATCATATATGCTTCCTTGAAGATGTTTAATACAACATCATTCAAAGACCTATCAATGAGCATTTCTTTTGGCACATAATAAACATCCATGCCAAACAATTTAATCTGCTCATCTACTAAATCTTGTACAAGATTTTGCTCAGATGATACTCCACCAAATTGAGGAAAATGTACGCTTTTCATCCGATTAAGAAGTTAGGTGGTAATTCGTATTCTGACTGCATTCTTGCTTCGATATCTTCTATCTCCGCTTTACCTTCCTCGTATAGTTTTTCTCCATTCAGAGAAACACCACCAGGAAGTTGCACTCCATTAAACTTAATAAGATTCTGTCCCCACTGCTTTTTGATTTGAGCAGTTACATAACGCTTGAGAAAACTGTCATTGTAGATTTTCGTGTGATCATTTGGATTGAGTGCTCTATAGCATTCGATAACAATCCATCTATCTTTAGCAATATACTTAGGTTCGTAATCAATGTATAGACGATTTTGGCGCTTAGTATATCTCAATTGAATCATGGCACCAGTATTCAAAACCATATCCAGTGTCTCAAGATATGATTTTGTCATATAATAATTGAGAATATCAAGAGACCCGAATGCATAGAGGTCATTCAAAAACATCTGATACTCAATACCAAACAAGTCACCACGAATGGTTGATGCAACGAAAGAAAATAATCTTTCTACGCCAATAACGTGATCTGGAATTTCTAAGTAATTATTTCTCTCCTGCCAAGTATCTCCATTAGGAGCAGTTGAATCTGTATTACTGGTTTGAAATCTATCTACATCTGCCTGACTAAATTTATGCTTGAGAAACATTTTTTCAACACCATCAAAATGTCTTTCGTTAAAATACTGCAAAGACATATCAATGATGTCCTCAATCTGGTCATCATCAACGTTGATTTCTAAAATAGGAGCTCCCAATCTACGGAGACAATAATCTTTTAATTCTTCTCTCGTAGCGGGTTGAGATTTGGACATGAATACAAAGAGACCCTTCTTATGTATTTATTAAATTGGTGGTTGACAAATCAAATACATACTGTTATGATATTTAAAAATGTGTGTGAATATGTTTCTAAAGCACTCTTACTGGTATTTTGATAGCGTGATACCCAAAGAAGTATGCGAAAAATTTATTTCTATTGGGGAAAATAAAATCTTGGAAGAAAATAACAAAGGTGCTTCCACCGAAGCATCTACGATGGGCAATACTCAATATAGTGATAAAATTAAATTATCGCCAGCGAATGAATTGACCATACAAGATTTGGTGAAGAATAATATAAAAGAAGAAGAAATCTACAATAGAAAAAGTCAAATTGTATGGTTAGACGAAAATTGGATGTATGATTTAATTCTTCCCTACTTAGACGTAGCAAACAAAAGTGCTGGGTGGAATTGGTCTTTGACAAATACGGAAAAAATACAATTTACCAAATATACTGAAGATGGATTTTATGGGTGGCACAAAGATGGTGGATCTGATATACATGGATGCTATAAAAGATACTTATATGGTATAACGGAAAAACCATTTTGTGTTGATGATTCCTTGCCACCTTTGTATACAACAGTGAATGATTATGTAGGTAAATGTAGAAAAATTAGCATGACAATTAATATAACAGATCCTGTAGACTATGAAGGTGGAGAGTTGAAATTTGATTTGGGAAATCATACACAAAATAGAATATTAACAGCTAATCAAGCCAGAAAACAAGGATCTATTGTCGTCTTCCCTTCATTTTTAGACCACTGCGTAACTCCAGTTACTAGAGGTACTAGATATTCATTAGTGTTGTGGTCTTTAGGAGAACCCTGGAAATGAATTCAAAATATTATCTCACACAAAAACATTTCAAAGATAAAAAATTTGCTGTTATCAGAAACTTTATTTCAAAAGAAAGAGCAAATTTTTTATATAACTACACGTTAACAGTATGCAAATCTGTTGCATATAAAATTGAAAATTATCCTAATTCTTACGATAAAGATTGGGACGGAAATTTTCAAGATAAGCAATGCCCTAATACTTTTTCTAGATATGGGGATCCAGTAATGGAAACTTTATTATTAGAAATGATGCCAAAAATGCAACAATATACGGGCATGTATTTGTATCCTACGTATGCATACTGGAGACTGTATCAAAAAGGTGATATTTTATACAGACATAGAGATAGAAAAAGTTGTGATGTATCTACAACATTATGTTTAGGATATGACTCTAGCAATATTCAAAATTTTTACAATTGGTCTATTTACGTAGAAGATTTAGAAAATAAAAAGGAAATTGAAATTCAACTAAATCCTGGAGATGTATTGATTTACAGAGGTTGTGATTTGGATCATTGGAGAAATAAGTATGAAGGATTAAATCATTCGCAAGTATTTTTACATTATAATAATTATACTAATGGTTGTGATAATTTCTTGGATGATAGAATAATGTTAGGAGTACCTAAAGGAGAAATAAAATGACAATGCTTTATAATGTTTTTTCTATTCCTGTTTGGAAAACAAAAATAGAAAAAACCGAATATGACAAAGAAACAGTATTAAATGAAATGCTGTATAATTTTTCTATAGATTCAAAAAGAAACAATTGGGATGTAGTAGAAAAAAATTATAATAAATCAATATGGCATCATTCAAATCACGATGAAAATAATCCAAAATTTAAAGATATTAGTTATGTCGAATCTGGGTTAGCAGATAAATTAAATGAAAAAATACAAGAGTTTATCTTCTTTTTAAATTTAAAAAATGATTTAAATTACGAATTTGAAATTACCAACTACACAGTATCTGAAGAAGGTTATTTCTTAACAAGTCATGGTCATGGTGGTGATGATTTCAGTTCAGTATTGTTTCTGCAATATGACAAAGAAACACATCCTTCTACATATTTTAATAATCCAGATAATTCATCAATGTTTGCTAGAATTATTCAAAAAAATTTGTATAATTCAATAGATAGCAACAATCCATTCTTCAGTTATTTTCATGATTCTTGGCAAATTGACACTGAAGAAGATGATTATTTAATTTTTCCAGGACACGTAAAACATGAAGTCCCTTTAATTGGAAAAACAAATAAACCCAGAGTAACATTATCAATTAATATTAGATTAAAATCATGCTAAAAAATATCAAAAAAGTTACTATAGTTGGTGGTGGAAGTGCTGGGTGGATGAGTGCCTGCATGTTTATCAAAACATTTCCACATTGGAATGTAGAAATTATCGAAAGCCCAGATTATCCTATCGTTGGAGTGGGGGAAAGCACACTTCTTGGCATTAGAGAATTTTTACATTACCTAGATATTTCTCTCGAAGAACAAAAAGATATGATGCGTTATACAGATGCATCATATAAAATGAGTATTAAATTTACAGATTTCTATGATAAAGACAGTGGAGGATATCATTATCCATTTGGTGAACCATATGTAGAAGAATCTAAAGAAGGATTGCAGGATTGGATGGTGAGAAAATCTTTAGATGATAGTATTCCTGTACAAGATTTTGTGAGGACATACTATCCTTCATCTGCACTATTTGAAAACAATAAGTATTGTGATAACAAATATGGCATACTGCCAGGATATGAACCCCATAGACATTGTGCTTATCATTTTGATGCTACTAAATTAGGACAATGGTTGAAAAATAACTATTGTTTGCCTAGGGGAGTTAAATTAATTTCCGATACTGTTGAAAATATTTTAACAGATGAAAATGGCATAGAATGTTTAATTCTAAAGTCTGGGGGAAAAATCAAATCTGATTTGTATGTAGATTGCACTGGATTTAAAAGTCTGTTACTTTCACAAACTTTAAAATCAGAATTTACATCTTATACTGATTTATTGCCGAATAATAGAGCTTGGGCAGTTCATTTACCGTATAAAGATAAAGAAAAAGAATTGGAAGGGTTTACAAATTCTACTGCAATTGGTCATGGATGGTGTTGGAATATTCCTTTATGGAGTAGAATTGGCACGGGATATGTTTATAGCGATAAACATATTTCTCCTGAAGAAGCACAAGAAGAATTTAAGCAATATCTCATGTCAGATAAAGTTGTAATTCCTAGGAGCAGAGAAGATGTAGATAAACTACATTTCAAAGATATTAAAATGCGAGTGGGAATGCATCAAAAATCTTTTTACAAAAATGTAGTAGCTATTGGTCTTTCTGCTGGATTTATCGAACCTTTAGAGAGTAACGGATTACTATCTGTGCATATTTTTCTTTTCAAATTAATGAAAACTCTGCTTAGAGAATCTGTGAATCAATTTGAAAAAGATTCTTACAATAAAGAAACATACTGGTTTTTTAAAAATTTCGCAGAATTTGTTGCGTTGCATTATGCGTTTAGTATTAGAAACGATACGCAGTATTGGAGAGACATTACATCAAAGACATTTGATAAAACAATGTATGATAATGTTAAATATGATACTATTTCTTTCTCTGATATTTCTCATAGGAAACATTATACATCAACGTTAGACCCCAAAGCTGGAGTAACATATATTTCGATTGGCATGAATTATTTGGTGATGGATAAAGTTACAATAAAAACAAATGAATTTTGGACTTTAGATTCATATGAAAATGATTATAAAAATTCTTTTATTAGAATGGATATAAATAAAAAAAATTGGGAATCTTTTGCATCGCAACAACCCAGTCTTTATAAATATCTAAGAGATAATATTCACGTCAACGGAGATTAAAATGATTGATGTAAGTCAATTTATGCCACCATTGAATGAGATGATAATTACTGGCGATAGATTAGTGCAACCATCATGCTGGTCCACTAAATTTGCGTTGGAGTCTTATGCTTCTCAAGCAATGACATCATCCGAAGTCTTAGCAATGGTTCAAGATGCAAAAAATAATTTAGATTCTACTATTGAAAATACTAGTGTAGAATCTAATTATTCAACTCAAACTACCTATGCAGTATTGCAGCAAATTCTGGATCAATTTTCTGGTTTTACTGCACCATAAATTTATTTTATCATATGAGGAAATTATAAAATGCCTAGTGTAAATCCGTTAGATGCTGACGAAAAACTTGATTATCTTGAAATTACAGATACTCAAAAAGTAGCCATCAAAGAATGTGTTAAAATTTTGAGAGAAATGAATCTTAACACCGCAGCAAATGAAATTTTAATGCGTACTGGATTAGAAGTTATTCCAGAATTTCCACTTGAAGATTCTGAATTTGCTAATTTGATGAAAGAAAACAATATTTTTTATGCTATTCAGGGACATCTACAAGAAAATGGAGTTAGATATCCTTTAGTAGCTGTGATGTCTGATATTAGAAAATTGGACGAAGCTTTATCTAATTATAAAAATAAGTTGAAAAGAAAATTTTGGTGATATTAAAAAACCTCCCCTAGGGGAGGTTTCTTTTTAGTATCTAATAAATACTGCTCCAGGTGACCCATAAGTTCCCTGTGGCGCTGGGTATCCACCAGCTCCTCCACCTGATCCATGCCCCGCTGCATTAGATCCGCCACCATTATATCCGCCAGAACCACCACCGCCTGTGCCACCAGCGCCAGGACCATAAATGTGTCCTGACCATCCGCCACCGCCACCGCCAGCAGCAAAGTGACCTCCTGGTGTGCCGTATGAAGAGAATTGGGGGAAGTATACACCACTTCCTCCATATGGATAACCTTGTTGCCAACCTTGTCCACCACCGCCAGCGCCACCACCGCCAGCTCCTTGGTGAGATACTGGATATGCTCCTGATCCTCCAGAATTGCCATAATTGCTATATGGACCATAACCACTCATACTAAATCCTGGTTGAGTTGCGGATCCTCCTGGACCTCCTGGATAATGCGCTCCTCCCCCACCAGATCCTCCAGGACCACCAGTATATGGGTTACCAGAATAACCGCCACCATATCCACCACCATAAGCAGTTATGCCGCCAAAAGTAGTTTGGACGCCAGAATTTCCTGGTGGATATGATCCATAATATGGTCCTCCTGGAGTTCCAATATTCATTGATACAGAACCACCTGGAGTAACAGGATATGATGAAGCATAAACAACTCCACCAGCACCACCGCCCCCTCCAATGTGTCCTCCAGATCCACCACCACCAATAACTAAAACTTCACATTGAGCAACTCCAGCAGGAACACTCCATGTTTGAGATCCAGTTGATGTAAACGCAGCTAAAATAATAGGTCTAATTGTAATACTAAATGCTCTGTCAATATTACCAGCTGAAGAAGTAGCTCTAACTGTGAAATTTGATTCGGTATTTGATGATACTTCGTTGGGAGTGCCAGTAATAGCAGCAGTTGTGGTATTAAAAGATAATCCAGTGGGAAGCGACCCGCTAACGATACTATAACTAGTAATCGGGGGTGATCCTGGTTCAGTTGTTGCTGCTGCACTCAAAAGACCTGCAGCAGCAACACCACCTCTAATCGTCCCTAAAGATCCAGATGGAGTTACAAATCCTGGTGGTTTACCAGCACCACCCTTTCCAAAATTTCTAGCTTGAGCAAAACCACCAAATAAAGGCATTTTTTTATTCTCCGTCTTTCAAAAATTATTTATACGTATCAACCGAAGGATGATAGTTGACCATAAACAACAAATGTTCCAGCAACATTCACAACTGAGAATGCTACGATATCAATCTTATTAGCATTAGGATTTGGAACTGAACCATTTGACCAGTTGATTGTTAATGGCGAACCACTATTAACAGCAAATGCATTAGGAATTCTTCCAGTAGCACCTTGATTAATAATCAAAGCAATTGAATATGCTTTGTTCTGTGTTGTTGGCACATTAGTTAAATTGCAAGTAAAGTTTGCTGTCGCACCAGTGTGATAGAAAATAGCAGACGATGAGAAGTCGTGCGCTACAGTTCCATTTGCTCCACTGAGAGATACAATATCTTCACTAATTGTCTTGAGTGCTGATAGTCCACTTACGCTTAATGATGTTAGTGTGCCTAAAGATGTTAGAGAAGAACTAGTAACTCCACTGCCTAATGTGTTTGATGATATTACTTGAGTGCCACTAATTGCAATAGCACCACCAACATTCAATCCAGCATTCGCTAAATCCCATCTTGTAGAAGCATGGTTATACTTGAATGATAGGTTTGAGGTGCCAATTTGTAGACCTGCATCATTTGAAGTTGATGAGTTTGTTGCACCATTACCGATAATAATAGTTTTATCTGAGATAGATAAATCTGTGGAATTAACAGTAGTAGTAGTTCCAGCAACTGTTAGATTACCAGAAGCAACAATGTTACCTGCCTTGTCTACGCTAAACTTGCTAGAACCACCAACCTTAGCATTGATTATATTTGAAGTTACTTGAGACGATGTATCTGTAATATCTAACTCGATACCATTAAATACAGTAGCTGAATTATTCCATGTAGGTCTTACTTTTACTCCACCAACAATATCCAAATCAGTAGCAACTTTTTGCTTTCTTTCACAAGTAATAGTGCCAGTAGCAGGAGATACTGCATTACCAGACATTGTATAAGTGAAAGATTTATTTGCAACGTCAATACTCGTTACAGTAAATTCTCCATTGTAATTTGTTTGGTTAGCACCGCTGATTAAAATTCTATCACCAACATAAACATTGTTAGCAACGAAAGAAGTTACAGTAGCAGTTGTGCCAACAGATTCAAGCGCAGAAACACCGATTAAAGGAGCAGTTCTAGAAATACCACTACCAGACGCAGTATCAACATAAGTTTTAACTGCTAGTTGTGTTGGACACGCAGTATCTCTTGAGAAATCTCCACCAAGAGTTACGTCAGTTGAGAATTCATTAATAGCAGCACCCAACTGAGCACCAATAGTACCTAGTCTGAGTGATGATAGACCACTTAGGTCGAAAGCGTTAGCGTCTAGTGTTGCAGTACCAGTTGCTTGCTCAACTCGGAAGAATTCACCAACACGGAAGTTGCCATCTTGGTCAGTTGAAACATAATAAACACGACCTGGGAAGTCTTCATAAACTTCATTAACTTGACTTGCTTGCTGTAGAGGAGTATTTGGCCAGTTAGTCTGAACTTTATTACCAGTACCAATTAATAGGAAGTCGTGACCAGTTAGTCTAACTTGTGAATAATTTAAGCGAATTTCAAGATTCTGACCGTTTAGAGCAGCAATTGTTTTTGGTTGAGAGAATACAACCGTTGCTTGACCAACTAGATTTGAGTTTACTGAAGTAATTCTAAAGAATTCATTTTCAACCTTAACGATATCTTGAGCGTCAAAGTTACTGATAGAGAATACAGGAATGGTATCTACAGCAGTATTTACGTCTCCTCTTAGAGTAGTAGCTGCAGCTGATTTGGTCACATAGTAAATAACACTTCCATCAGCATGAGTTGCAGCTGAAGTTCCTTCTTGCGCTCTTACAACATCAACACCTAACCCTGCATTAATTTGAGTAATTCTCATTAACTCATTGCCAATCATAATAAAGTTATTTGCGCCAGCTGACATTTGAGCAAGAATTGCGGTATCAGCAAATGTAATTGATGTTGTTGCAGTATCTAATTCTTGAGTACCTGCACGGTCTAGTCTAGTTGTTGTTGCGGATACATTATAAAGATTTACATCTCTACCACCAGTGTGTAGTGCTCTTGTCGATCCACCACTAGTATTTTGTAAATAAACTTTAGATCCACCGACAGCAACAGCTGGACTTACAGCAGTTAATCCAGATTTTGCATATGTAAATGTTGTTCCACCTGTAACTGTAACCGTTTGTCTTTCAAATGCAGATGATGCATATGGTTGATAAACTGCGTTAGCAATAACAACTACTACTTTATCTCCAGTTGATAAACCGTGTGCAGATGATGTAGTGATTGTGACTAAACCAGTGCCAGAATTATATGCTAAAGTAGAAATTTCTACTCCCGTTGGTGCTGTTCCTGGAACGTCATATCTACGTAAAGTTGATAATGTTAGGGTTTGAGCAGTATCTGGATCTGTAACATCCTTAATTACATAATATGATTCATCCGTATATTGTGATTGTCCAGAAACTGATAAGAATTTAGTGGTACCAGTGCTCTTTGGAAGTACTGCACTTCCACCTACAACAGGTAGGTTTGTTAGAGTAAAGATTTTTCCAGACAAACCAGCTAAAGCACCAGCAGCATCTGTCGTTGCAATAGCTCCAGATCCAGTAACTGTAGCGGAAGAAATACCCTGAATTGGCTTACTATTTCCAAATGTTCCAGTAATTGGCTCAATAATTAAATATTCATCTTGGACATAAAGAATTAAAGCAAGCGCGTAGTTGGCGTTTGAAGTTGAGTAATCAATAGGATCTGTTGGTTGTGCTCCAGCTGTTCCCTGCACAACTTGTTCGCCTTTTTTGAAGAGAGGACTGTTTTCGCCATAGGCAAAATTCAAACGTTGTCCTCTAACTGTACCTGTTAGTGGTGTTTCGGTAGCATCATAACCAGCAGAAACAGCACCATATGTACCATATGAGTTGTTACCTGCAAGAGAGCGAATTCTACCTCCACCTGTGCAAGTATATCCAATGTGGCAATAGTATGTGAAAGAGGAAACGATTTCTGCGTTGCCTAAATCTTTACACCAGAATCCAACACCACCATCATGGAATTGAGTAAACGAGTCAAACAGCATAGAACCATTTGAGTTTACACTATAGATACTCTTATCAACAAGAGCACCAACACCACCTGTGCAATTAGCAGCAGTTCCTACTGGACGACCAGAGAATGCAGAGCACTGAGTAATATATGGTGATTTACCAGTGATAGCGTCATCTGGATGCAATCTTAAGAAGACACCTCTAACTGTAGCTTGTGTAATGTCCCAGCTATTGCTGCTACCAGATGCTGGCGTGAATCCTTCCATACCAACCATAACTAAATCTTTCAAAGTTACAGATTCTGAAAGATAAAACATAGTAGAGAATCTATTCTCTACTGGAGTAGGATCTGTAGATAGACCAGTTGATTTTGGTTTAATAACAGTAGCACGTAAGTTGTCACCAACAATAGAAGTATATGGCTCAGTGACTAGAGGTAGTTGCTCTTCGTATGTACCAGATTTTACGAAAATGGTGTTGATTGAATCAGCGGATCCAGATGGAATTTGAGAAAGAGCGTATCTTAATGTTTTCCATGGTTTAGAAATATTCTTTCCGTAGTCTGGATCATCGGTACCATCAGTGGCAACATAGTAAACATTTGCACATAGGTTGTTTCTTTCCCATGCAGGTAGACCAGTTGATGCAACAGTTAAGATTTGTCCTTCTGTTCCGATTGCCAGAGGAACGTTCGCATTTGCATTTCTGATTAGAATGTCACCAGGCGATTGAAGAGTTAATACCGAGTCTCCTTGTGCAAGAGCTTGCCATTTTGTGCCATCATCAGAAGCAGGATCGTTATTTAAGTTGGATTGAATTAGAGAAACATAGCTACCAGATCCCTTCTTGACAACATCATTAATTTGATATGTTGTCGATGAGGACCAATTTTGTTTCCATGCTAATCCATTAGCAACTAAATCCCATTGACCATACGATACTACGCCATTCAAATCAACTGTTTTATCTGGAGCATTGCCAGCTACTCCAGTAACTCTCTTGACATAAGTATTACCACCATATGTTACTACATCTCCAGGTACATATACAGTAGTATTATTATATGCTCCTTTTACTGTAAATCCAGTAGTTAAAACTTTCCAATCAGAAGTATACTGATTTGGTTGCTTTCCAATGTTGATAGTTTCGGCAATATAACTATATCCACCAAATGTTACAATATCTCCTGGTTGATATTCTGTGGAATTTAACCAGCTATTTTCAAAATTGAATGATTCTAAATAGGTGTCAAATTTTGTATCATCAAATAAAACACTAGAGGTATGTGGAATAGTGGTGATGTATAGTGTATTTCCATACTTCACAATATCATTTAATTTATACCAAACTCCAGAAGACCACAAACCTTTGTATGTAGTGGAAGAAGTAAACAGCTGCCAATTTGTTAGGTCGTTACTATAAAAAAGATTTTCTGTTGCTGATGAAGTGTGATCGGTAACACAAAGGTATTGATTAGACCCATAGCTAATCAAATCATTTTTTGCGTAGAATGTATTTCCTACCCATGGTCCCATACTTCTTACACCTGGGACATGTAATTGCCATCTTGGAGTAGCAATATTTAAATCTGTGGATGCCCAAGCAGTTTGTGATGCTGCTGAAGTGTGGTTAACGACACAAACGTAAGTATTCCCTTTAAAGGAAACGATGTCGTCAATTACATAGGCAGTAGATGGAGCCCATGCACC